CTTGTTGTATCCCAAACTTCGCAATTCTTTAACAATTTTCATTATTTCTTCTGGCATTTTTTCTAGTACTTTAACTTCAACCATATTACTGCCATCTTAAAATAAACCACTCGGCATCTTGTTTTTTCTCAAATATATAACGTGTGCTTACATTCTTCCACTCACCTGTACAATTAGCTTCTGCCCATAGATTTATATTGACCGCTTCAACATTGTTTTGAAATCTTTTCAATTCAACACTAGTCCAACCAGTATCTACTAGAATATCAGCTATGATGTGAAAATCCATTTCTTTTGCCATCTTTTTACCAATATTGTTCAGAATATCTTCTTCTACCGTCATCCCCACCTCAATTCAAAATGAATAGCATCTCTTTCGTTTTTGAAATAGAAATCCATATAATCTTCAGTTACATGTGTTTCATATTTGTCTCCGGGTAATCCAAACTTTTCTATGGCCCATGCACAGGTTTCATTCCACATAATTTGTTTATAATTTGTTCTCCATGAGATGCGAACTTTAGTACCCTGCATTATTTAACGTGTCTTTAATTTGTTTGGCAAGTTCAGGATCTTTATTAAATTTTAATGCCCATTGTTCAGGGTTGATGTAGTCAGATATAATTCTAACATGATCCTGAGTTAACTGTTCTAAAAACTGTACTCCGCTAGTACTCTGGTATAACATCCATGGACTTATTTTACCGGTTGTAATAGCATAACATATCTTGTTTGAATTTCCATACCGCAATATGTCATTTGGTTGGATCTTTGCATCTTCACTCATGGTAATACATGTTTCTACGCTACGGTGTAATGCATCAAATGCATCTTCTTTTTTAAGATAATCACATAAAAAGATTGTATAGGTTTTATCTACCATCCAGTTATCAATTTTAATGTTCTCTTTAAGAAGCCAATCTACATACCTAGAAACGTTAATCACATTTACATCTGCACAGTAGCTACCAAATTTAGCAAATGCAATGTAATAAGGTGACTTGATAAATTCTTCGTATGTTTTGTTCTTGTGCTTACTCATGCTGTTCTTTTTATAGAACTGCAGCCATGATTGAAATCCCAAACGATTACCTAATTGATCTTTAGTCTGCCATCTTTGTTTTTGTTCACATAAATGACTAACTAGTGTTCGTTCACGCACGAATTCACGCTTACAAAATTCACAACCAAATTTAGTCTGTTCAAGTGTGTCCGTGGTCTTTTTCATATTTTTCTATATCTGCGTCAGTTATCAATGTACTCAATATTTCAATATCATCTATCTTTAATTCAGGAAATTTGTTTGCCAAATAAACTTTTTTCTTTTGTGTTTTAACAAACTCACTGCTCAACTCTTTAATATCTTCTGGATCATTTTTAGGATAGATTTTGTTAAAATATTCAGTAATGTCTTTTTGTTTAGGAACTTCTTTAAGCTGTGCTACTTTGTTTGACAAGTGTGGTATCCATTGATGAAATTGTTTACCTAATCCGGGGCTAGCCGCACACAGCATTTGCCACTGTAGCTTAGGATGCTTCTGTACCATTTCATTAAATAAAACCCCTGAACATCACCTTTACCCTTGATTGCACTCATCCAATGAGTAAGCATATAGGGAACAAACTTCTTTTGTTGTTCATCACTGAGTCGGTCGTAGTAAGCATAATCTTTTTTATCCAAAGCAGTGAGTGCTTCAAACAAGTCAAAATCTTGCCTTTCAAATTTTTCATCAGTTGGTATTTTTGTTGCCATCAGAAAGCCTGACTATAATCTACAATCTCGCAGTTACGACTAATCTCTTTTACAAAATACACACATCTAGGTTTAGGACCATCGTCTATGGGAACACATAAGAACTGCCCATTCTTTAATCTAGGGGCATACCATGTTACATCGTGATAGATATCTACAATCTCAATGTCTTGAAAACTGGGCCTAAAAGCTGATAGTGGATTAAATTCATATGCTTTAAATCCTCTGTCATTGATACTTGTTAATGGTAGTGTTTCTAAATCACCCATCTCAGGTTCACCGATCAGTATTTGCCAGTCTACTGGCATCTTAACTACTTGATCACCTATTCTTAGTACCAATGCAGGGCTGTTAAAACTTTCTAAAAAGATTAAAGGGATGTAGTGATAATCTACATTTTGTGGATTGCTGTTGTCTAATATAGCAAATCTCAAATCATCTACTTCATCCGGTAATGTTTCTAGGTTATAGAAACTGTCTTCTAATGTTAAAATTCTCATGTTGTTATTCTATCACATTCTTATCTGTATGTCAACTTTTCTAAATCAAACGGGTAATTGGCCTCTTTGTAAAAGGCTTTTCGTTGTGTTAAATGCCGTTTAGCAAACTTACAACTACTTGTTATGTCCCAGATTTGAACAAAGTCTTTGTCTTCTGCTTTTCTTATCCCGCGTCCAATACTTTGGATAACACGGACAAAACTTTTCCCGGGCTCCAAAAGAACCAGATTAAAAATCCTAGGGATATTAATACCTACAGCGGCAACACCATAGGTAGCCACAATAATCTTATTAGTACTTGTTGCAATTTCATCATATTCTTCTTTCCTATCAGTCATATTAGTTGCACCACTAACAAATACACTGTCAGGCAATCTACTAACAATTTCTTTACCTGCATTAACTCTATCTACTAGAATCAATACATTACCACTTTCTTTAATTTTTAATACCAATTCAGCAATAGCGTCAAGTCTATGTGTATCTTCAAGCAAATGTTTCAATTCACTTTGGTAATTGCTGAACTCTACTTCATCTTTTAGTTGTACAATATTCACATGGCATTGTGCAAGTACTCCTTGATCCTGCAATTCACTTGCACTTAATTTACCTATCAAGTTTCCCAGACTAACATACAATGATTGTGCTTCAAACTTTGCTTTAGGAATAGTTCCAGTTAATCCCCAACGAATGGGCACTTTGCTGAATACACCTGTAAGTAATGTTTTTAGTGCGTCTGCTTTGGCCATGTGTACCTCATCAACCATGACACAAACAACACCTTCAATAAAGTCTATGATATTTACTTCAGCTTCTCCGGCTTTTGTTTTCTTAAGCATATTGTTAAGACTTTGCCAAGTACAGATAGTATGAGTCTTATTGTACTCTTTACGATCACCAAAGTATACACCAACATCTAATCCTAGATTAATATAATCTGCTTCTGTTTGTGTTACTAAACTCTTGTTAGGTACAATAACAATACTACGACCATACTTCTCAACACTAGAACTTAGTGCGGCTGTCATTAATGTTTTACCTGCACCGGTTGCAATTTCTTGTAATGATTGTGGATTCTTTAGAAAGTTGTTAACAATAGTAATTTGATAGTCACGCAATACTACAGGTGTGCCTTCCTGCGGGTGACCTTTGGGCCAATTTTTATGCTTGAACGTATCCTCGGACACTTCAGCAAATTCGAACATAGTTTGATAATCTCTGTTATCATCTAACTCAATGTCATACCCTGCTTGATCTAATAATGGAAGAATTTCAGGCAATAGATTAATGTATGTGCTACCACCTAGGCTGAAGTAACTCATTTTGCCATTCCATCTACCTAACCTTACTGCAGGTAGATACCTCGCACCGGGTATTTCATATTCAAACATTTTCATCAATGTCTTACGATCACCCAATTCTAAGCCCTCAAGTTTGACATTTACTTCATCTCTAATTATTAATTTACATTCTTTCATTTATAAAATTCTTTGTTGTAGTGCTGTTAGCTAAAAATATATTCTTTGCTAGAAAAGGAACACTATCGTGGTTATACTTTAACATTCCTACATTTATGTTAACTGGCATTTCATATTTTCTATAATCAACATATTGTTCTTTATCAGTGGTTAAAATTTTACCCCTTAATACTTTAACTTTGATGTTATTTGCTTTTAAGTTGTTTGCCAATTCCATTACAAAATCTTTATTTTTCATAAACCATTCTGTAAGTACAACTAAATCTGCCTTTATTAATAATAAAAAATTTATTATAGTCTCTATACTAAAATTGTCTATAGTCACATCACCCGAAATAACATCATTCATTGATTCATCAACCAACTCAGGATCTATGATAATTCCCATTCTAGTTAATCTAGCAAGAGTAGAGGGAGTAGTATCCAATGTAATGAAAGATATTGCATCCATGACTTCTGCATTTGCCGCTACTATATACAAGTTGCCATTAATTCTAGTAAGTGTAGGATTCCAAAATTTAGCTGTTTCATAAACATATAAATTATCTATGATTGTTTTTATCTCTGAGCAAAAATTCACATTATTAAAATGTTCATCAGTTAAGTTGATTATTTTTTTAAGAATGAATTCAGCTTTAGGAGCCGACCATAATTTATCATCACGGTTCCATTTTAAATATTGAATTTCTTTTATCTGCTTAACAAATTCTTTTTTATAGGGGGTTCTTAAAATAATTTCATCACCCTCTAATGAAACATGTGCTTGCGTATATTGTGGACTACTTTCTATTGGCGGTAGTGTCCACAACAAGTTAATTAATTCTTTACTGTCTATTTCTTTTTTAGCCAACTGTCTATGATATCTAACTAAAATTTTATCTAATAATTCAGCTTGATTTGTCGTAACAGGTTTCCTTTGAGCAACATTAAGCTGTAACAAATTAGTCAGAAATTTTTTGTCATAGGTTCCTAAACTAAGATACCTAATTAGATAATCTATTGTTTGTTCTTTTGTATTTGGCTTCACTTTTGACATTCTCTTATTATATACTTATATCAATCATAAATCAAGCATACAGGCAAAAAAAGGGGACCTAAGTCCCCTAACCTAAAGCAACTACTGAAAATCAATTCTTCATACATGTAGCTTTAGCAAGATTTTGCCAATTGCTAGGACTGATTTTTACCAAATCAGCAATCTTCAATGTCATACGTAAACTGATTTCACGCAACTTAGTGTGATTGTCCCACATAAAGTTTAGAACAGTGTTTTCTTCTTCTTTAGAAAAACCATAATCAACAAACAGTCCGGGGTCAGCATCACGATGCACTTGCTTGATACGCAACATTTTGTCACGTTCAGTATTGATAGTCAAATCCAAAAAGTGACTACGAGACTGCAACGCATCTAAGTGGGGTTGAATCTTTGTCGCACGTTTGTTATCAAACGTTTTGTTAGTGATAAAGATAATTGAACCATGAAAATCAAAAGAGTTAGGAACACCTTCTTCACGCAACATACGACTGTCTTTGTTGTAACTAATTCTACGTGTCTTACCTGAATCTAATGCACCTTTGAGAATGTTAACTGCATCTTGATCTTCCCAAATATCACAATCATCAAACACTAAAACGTTCTTAGTGTCAGAATATTTGTACAACAATGCAAACAGACCAATAGCCGACATTGTGCCTTTGACAATTTCAAAACGAACACGGCGTCCAGCAATTTTGTCAAACATGCTAGCTTTTTCCATTTGTGTAGTAACACCAAAAGACTTACCGACACCAGGCGGGCCTGTCACAATCATAGAACGAATATCACCGGCAATACATGCCTTAGACATTTCATCAAGAATACCAAAACGCTCTTTGATTCGGTCCATTGCTTCTACATCAGTTTCAATTGTAGACTCAACTGTAGACTCAACAACTGTTTCAGTAGCAACCGGTGTTGCACCATTAATAAATTCAATAGCATTCATGTTTAAAACCTTAACTTTAATTTCATTACTGTAACCTGGAAAGTTACCTTCATTTTTTACAGTCACATAACTACCTTTTTTACTAGTTTGAAAACCCTTGACTAGTGTGAAAACACCACCATCAACAGATTGATTGCGATATGAACCTGAAACGATACGAATTGTTGACATACATTTTCTCCGTTAGTTAACTGTTTAAGATTCTATTATAGCACGATATCCATTTATTGTCAAATTACATTGACCAATAAGTTTCGCTAGCGGGGTTGCAACAGTTGGGGGTATCCGCATCAATTTCAATAAGTTTTCCGGTCATTAAATTTTTGACGGTTTTCTTGGGGAATGTAGATTTAGGGCTAAGAACCTTGAATGCTTCTATTGTTTTCATGGGCTGTGCTAATGGATTTTTTGCAATAAAATCCATTGTTTCCATAACGCTCAAACCCAAAAAGAAGGCTTCTTTTTGAATAACTTTAAGTGCTGTTTCTACTTTCATACATAACCTTTCAACTGAATAAGACTCTATTATATACCCAGATCCATTTATTGTCAAATTTTAGCGTTTGTCGCAATACTCAAAAAGTATCCATTTTGCACGATTTAGAGCTTGACGGGCGTCCTCGGCTCTCATGAAGTCAATGTCACCATACTCAGTGTTAATCATTTCTTGGGCATCAGACATAAGACTTGCGGCCATCATTGTAGGACCTGAGAAACGAAAAGTAATACTTTGTTCTACAGCTTCTTTCATCTGGGCTTCAGTACAACCATACATGCGGATTTGACGTTTTTCTTGCTCATTTGTAGCAATCATTTCACCTACTGTTTCGTATCGTAATGTCATTTCAAACTCCTTTAATTAACTGAATAAGACTCTATTATAAGCCCAAATTCAATTATTGTCAAATTTTGGGTAGTTGTGTTTTAACAACAGTTTTGCTTAAATATTAAGCAAATTCCAATCTGATACACTAAAGTATTCAAAATTATCTCTTTCTTTAAGAAAATAATGACCTCTGATAGAAAGTAATTCTTTTGTTTCAAACATGTGGTCCCAAATATGCTCTAGGGGATTTTTATTGTCAAATGATAATACTACACCACCGTCTGTATGCACATCTTTAAACCAATATTGTTTTTGTTTTAATCGCTTATTTACAAATTTAATTTTTGCAATTGGTTCAAGTGATTTGTCTTGTGGTATACCTTTACCGGGCATTTTAATTACATTAGAAATCAAATCAGTAGTTTTTACTTTTTCACGTACCTCATCTAACTCATTGTCGTATGTGTAAAATTGTGGCAAATAGTAAACCATACCAAAAACATCTTCACGGAATTTCATTCCATCACTGTGAATAAAGGTGTTTAAGTCTGTACGATACGGAGTGAGGTCGATACCTTTTAACTTTAACATCATAATTTTTTTACTATAGTAATCACGGATTTCATTTGCGACAGTTCTATCTTCAGGTATAACCAAAGAAAACAAAGTACGGTCTAACAATTTACTAACAGTACCGTGTACGCCGGCATCTCGTAAACGCTTCCATGCTACACTCAGTACTAAAATATCTTCCGGGCTTTCATAAATTTCATACTTTTTAACACCAGGGTGCATATTATGATTAAACAACTCATTTGAATTAAACCCGTTAAGTGAGTTAATTGAAATTGTGTTTAAGTTACCATAAGAATTTGTGTTGTAAGAACCACCTATAGTAACGTTAGGGGATAAATTTACCTGATTCAATGTCTGCCGCATTTGTTTTCCTGTCATTTGTAGTCCGTTTAAAAGTTATGATATAGATATATCTTCCATACCAGCTGTACGCAATCTGACAATGTGACCCATTTGCCATTGTTTAGCATCAATGCCTTTTAGAATTCCTAACCAACGATTACGCAGTAATGCAACCTCATTGATAAGAGTTTCAAAATCAATTACTTCTTGTTCGCCATCAACATACTTTTCAGCATCACGACTTGTCAATGCTCTATTATACGCTTCTAAATACTTTTGAAAATGTTTTCGGCGAATTTTCCGTAATTGAATATTAAGATAAGACAATACTGCTTCAATCTCTTGTAATTGGTTAAACCGTTGTTCAGTGATACCAGGCAAAGCGGCAATGTTCTTTTCAACATTGCCGTAGATTTTTACATCTTGTTTTGCCTTGATGAGTTCAGACTCATAATGGGCAATGAAGTCCGGTAGTAAGGTCTTGTGTGATCCTTGTATACCAGTTCATTTAATCCCAATCTTCTTGGTCTTCGTCTTCTTCGTGTTCTTCGTATTCTTCTTCTTGGAAGTGTTGTTCAGCATAGCCCTTAAGTGCTTTAGTAATGTCTTTATCCTTGAATGCATCCTTGATATCGTCAACTTCATAGTTGTTATCCATCAAGAAATTTACTAAGGTATCTGCCGCTTCATTTCTGTCGTTAAAGTCTATATGCTCACGCAACGCTTCCCAGACTTCTGTAATCAAATTTAAACTCATTCTGTGACCTCCTCCTCCGAATTAGTCACAGTACTTATCTTAGTATTTGATTTTTCTTCATACTCTGCCATAACCTTGTCTAAGCACCCATCAGTATTTGCTTCCCATGCTTTACGAAACTTCTTAATGATTTCACCATCAAGTGTTGTATACACAAGACTGTTACCTTCTTTCTTAACAAGTTCAGCTTTCTCAATCATGTCTAATAGACCTGAGTAAGGACTCATACCTGTTTCATAAGGAATCTTAACTTGAACAGATTCAAATGGTTTTGCATAACGAGTTTTCATAATCTTACATGCGGCACGAATACCTCGTACTTCACTAACCTTATTACCATCTTCATCTTCTTTAAGTTTTAATTTCTTCATAGCAACAACGATACTTGAAGCATAAACAAAACCTTGTCCACCTGAGATTTTATCATCAGGATCAAACATATCTTGTGAAGCATATGTATGATTAGTAGCGATTAATCCTACATTATGACTACCAAACATGTTTACGCAGTTACGAACAAGTGATGTAAGTGCTTTAGGCTTACGACCCATATCACCTTTCATATCACCCGCTTCAAACTGATTAACGTCAGTTGGTGTTAATAACATACCCAATGAATCAATAATGAACAAAACTTTTGGCTTGTCTAATTCAGGTAATGTTTTATAAGATTTCATAAATTCTGAAATCGTTTTAGCTACATCATCAATCATAGCCATGTTAAGTTTTAAAAGTTTCGCTTCTGACGTATCCACTCCAAGATTGTGCAACCAGGTTTCATCCAAGGCATTTTCTGAGTCAATGAGCACCACAAAGATCCCTTGTTCTTGTGCATGTCTGACAAGATTTCCTGAACAAATGTAAGACTTACCAGAACCAGATTCTCCAGCAAAGACAGTAACCTTACCCAATGGTACGCCCTTATTAAAGTCACCGCTAATAAGATAATTAAGGGCATAATTTCCTGTAGATACCCAATCAGTAGGGTCGTTAAATCCAATGCTTAATCCTTCTATACTTTTTGTAATTTCTTTTCTAAACTTTGAAACATCAAATGGTTTTACCAATTTCTTCTCCTAATAATACTTATGATCGCCGCATGCCGTTAACACGTAGCATAAATTGTTCTTTGTCAAGCAAGTCTGGACATTTTTCTGCCATGAGTCCCAATTCATATTCACTGGGGTAATGACGCAATGCACCTCTTGCTCGGTCTCTAACTATGCTTGGTACCCTAGGTGTTTTACCCGGATCGCATAATTCTTCCAATAGTTTTTTACCTTGTGCCAAAGCACGGTATCGTTCGTCTGGTAGTGTCATAAAATTCTCCTTAATAGAGAGAGGTTTCCCTCTCTCATTTCAATTAAGCAGTTTTATTTTGTCTAGCACGAATCATTGCTAGAATGTCTTGTGCTTTGTCACTTGATGGTTGTGCTGTAGGAATCTTAATAGATTCGGCTGCTGCCACTGCATCTTCTTCCCATGGTGCTGAAGTTTCTGCTACGGGTGCTGTTGCGGGTGCTCTAGTTTCAGTAGTAGCTGTTTGTTTTTCCGCGGTCGCGCCTGCAGGTGCTTCTAATCCATAAGGACGATAGTAACTACCCCAACGATCATTGTCGTATGGTTGTCCATCAACACTTGCCTCAAACATTTCTTTCATAATGCGTAGTTCTGCTTCACCGGGCTTCTTAGGTAAGAAGTCTGCTAAGTTGAACA